GACTTCAACGTCGGCTTTATCGTCGACCGGAATGACCTTACCCGCAGGGCGGTTCTGGCGCTGGTCGTTCGTGACCTGCCGGACGTGCTGCGGGAGTTTGTTGATGGTGAGACACGGCCGAGCGTTGATCGTCTGGCCCTGCACGGCGCCACGCGTCGCCAGCACTTCTTGAGGCCACTGCCAGCGGTTGTCCGGCGAGCCTGCCATAAAGCGCAGGTCGTCGAGTTCGCTGTCGCGTGATTCGCTGTACGCCGACAGGGATTGCTCCAGACGCTCGCGCATCCGGGCCAATACGTCAGCCGCGTCACGCGTTTTGCGCGACTGCGGTGAGTTGGCGACCTGTGCGGCGCCCTTAATGCCTGTCGGGTCTTGAGCCATGTTATTTGCGCTTCTTGCCTTGCAGCCTTACGCTTGACCGAATACGCGATGGCAACGGCCTGCTTCTGCGGCTTGCCCGCCTTCATCTCGGCCTTAATGTTCTTGCGGAATGCGCCTTTGGACGCGGATTTGACGAGCGGCATTACCGCATCCTCGTTTTCATCGGCGTCGGACGAAAATCCACCGTCGTGCGAATCGCATCCGGCTGCATTTTCATTTTGCGCATCCCCATCGGGCTGCGAGCGAGGCGCGAGGGCTTCTGCATCGCACGGGTGTTCTGGATAAGGTCGCCGACCTTCATCGAACCCGGCATGACGCCCGCATATTCAAACTTTGCCATGATTACTTCCTCTTTTTGGCCGTTTTGGCCGATTCACGGAACGCTTTGGCCGTCGGAGCGCCTTTCGTGCCGGGTTTACGCATCTTTTCGCCCGATCCGGCAGCGATTCTGCGCCGTTTAGCGGCGATATTGGCGTACAAACCGGGCTTTTTGTGACTGGTCATGCGACTCGCCTTAAAAACTGACCCGAAACGGGGTCGTGATTAAGTGGGTTTAGAATAACTGGATGCAATTTGGCGTGCTCAACATAGTGCATCACGCGCAAATTTTCCACGCGGTTGTCGGAATGCACTCCATTGACATGATCAACTTGTTCGCCAACCTCTAAAGGCTTGATAAACGCATCAGCAACTAATCTGTGAACTAAAAACGCTTTGCTATGCACATCTCGGCTGCTGCCGTTCCGAAGTTGAACCTCTGCGTATGGCATGGTTCTGTTTTTCTTCGTTTTTATGTGCACTTTCATAATTCTTTCGGGCATCCACGTTTGGCCGCTTCGCTTCGTTCGTCTAAATCGAGCTAACGATTTGACTCGGCCTAACGTGCTGACTTGATATCTGCCTTCATACCCCCGGATATCTGCCCAAATTTCAGTTGCAGTTCCATCGACGCATTGATGCTCTTGCACGGCTTCCTCGCGGACTCTTTTTTGCGATGGGAGCCATTCTAGCACAGAACGATTTTTTGCGTCCTGCGTCCGCTTTAGTCTTGGGGTTTGGCGCCGGAGCCTTGAGGTTACTGCCCGTCGCACGGTTGTACTTAGCTCGGCCTTTCGCCGTCAGGCCAGCGCCCGCTTTTACGGACTGCTTTTCGCCGCGACCGACCGACAAACTAACAGACTTGCGAGCCATTATCCAAAAACCTCGCTAACGCTCGGCATTAAGCACCCAACCAAGAGTTATGCATGGTGCCGCCCTCGTAAGAGGTGACGCGGCGGGGTTTCTCGCGGTATTCGCGGCTTGCCACAGGGTACGCGAACGTACAGGCCAAGGCGTCAGCGGCGTCCGGTGAGGCAAGGCCACGCGCTTTCATGTCTTTCTTGGCTTCCAACTGGATCGACCCCGAAGAATTCGGTTTCTGATGTGGCCCCGTGAGGTCGGCTTTCAGTTGTCGGTCTTGCGGGATAGACGCCGTTTGCAGCCATTCACGCATCAAACCCCAGAGTTCAGCGCGTTTGTTGGCGTACATCGCCGGGGTCTTCGACTTCCAACTAAAATTCACGCCCCGAACGACCTTATACCGCTGCTCTTTTAGGCGGTCAAGGATGCCGTATCCCAAGCCCCCTTCGTCAAGGACTACGAGTGCGGGCTGGAATTCTTCGATGGCGTCAATGACGCGGCCCACCGTTGCCATTGTGTCTTCGCCTTGGTAGCGACGGATTGCCACCAGGTCGCGGCCTTGTCTGACCACGATGACGGTGGAGTCGGCTCCAGAACGGGCGGGGTCCACGCCGATAACTTTCGGTGCGGTTTCATCCTTATAACGTCCTCGGACACTGGCACTGTCGACCAATGACGGAGGGATAAATTGGTCGTCCCCGTCCGAGGGGAACTGTCCGTAGACTTCGATTTTGGCTTGCGAGGAGTCGGCGCCGTACTCTTCGATGATTTGCTCGTAGACTGCTTTGTCGGTGTCTTCGACTTGGCGGGCGTCGATGTTTTGCGTGACCCAGAAGTTTCGTTTTGCATTAAACGCCTCAAAAAAGTAGCCTTCGTTACGCCGGGGGTTACTGAACGCGCACCAGAATCGGTTAGGCGTGTTTTCGGTAAAAAAGCCTGAAGTCACCGACCAGATGGAATCCGGTATACCAGAGGCTTCATCGAATATCACCATGACGCCATCGTGGTTATGCACGCCTGCATAGGAGTCGGGGTTCTCTTCCGACCAGAGACGACCTTCGACGGACCAATAACGGGTGCCTTTTTTGAGGTCGCGCTCCACGAGTTCGGCAATCCACTTCGCGGGCATCACGCGGGTAGCGGATAACTCAAACCAATGGCTGTTAATCAGCAGCGCCGCCCACTTAGTGATTTCTGCCCAGGTGACGCTACGCAACTGCGCTTCGGAGTTCGCTGATACTATAGTGGTACTTCCGATTCGGGTCGAAAGCATCCAGAGGATGAGCCACGACACGAGTGCGGATTTACCGATACCGCGACCCGAGGCGGTCGCCATACGCAGTACGTCATTGACGGACGTGTCACGCTGTTTGGCGATGTGCGCTTTGACCTGACGCAGCACGTTACGCTGCCAGCGACGTGGGCCTTTGAAATGCTCCAGCGGGGTGTGCTTCTGGCCCCACGGGAATACGAATAACACGAAAGCCTCGGGATCGTCCTTGATGGCGGACGACCAGAGTTTGGTCATTAAGGCTTGTTCGTCTTCCGGGCTATAGATCGGCAGTTGCATTATTTCGGCCTCAACTGCGTAACGCGGACATCACCAAGAATGGCGTCAATTCGCTTGATGGTTTCACGGTCGTATTTGCTGCGAGGGTTTAACGTCTTGCGATATTCCCTGACGTTTGAAATGTACTCGTCAAAATCTTTATCAATATCTGCCTTAGAAGACGCAATGTTGGCTCGTGCGTTGAACGCATCAAGAGGATTTTCAAACTTCTTTACTTGCTCTGATATTCTATTGAATTGAAAAATTGCCCGGTGAGGATTGCTACCTAACCACGGCAAGCCTAAATCGCGAAGTTTAGAAACAACATCCGCTCGGCGCTCTGTTTGTGAAAGCCAGTCTTTGTTTTCCATAAGAGCCGCAATATCTTGTTGATATCGGCGTTCGTCCATTTCGCGCATTAACGACTTGGCTTCAGCATCTTCTTCGGCAATTAACTGTTTCTCACGCCGACGCATAAAGTCTTCTGGGCCACTTATTCGCGCCATGTTCGGGCCACGAGTACGCATCCCCGGCGTGACGTTCTCGCCAATTAGTTCACCGAGGCCAAGGGAGCCTGACATCGCTCTCTGGCGAGCGGCGCGGAGCATATCAAGAATAACGGCGGGGTCAGTGCCTAACTGGCGAGCGGCTTCGATCAGCGCCTGTGCGGTCGCTACCGGCTGCGTCAGCAACTGCTTAGTGCCTTCCATGCCTGTGACTGCGCCACGACCTAAACCAATAGAAAGGTTTTCAAGTTCACGGCGAGGATTAAAGGCGGCAGGCGCAGGACGCATCATCCCAGGTTCCAGCGGCACCGGAACGCTATAGGCAAGCGAGTTCGTCAGGGGACGAGCAAGTCTATTTGGCGGCGGCATGAAGGGTCTCCGGCGTATAGGCCAAGGATGCCGTCTGCGGGGCTGCTAATGCAACATCCGCATCCGACAATACTCTGCCCTCGATGACGCGAGACTCCGCTTCGCGCAACGCTGCGGTGATGCTAATTTGGGACTTGATGTCCACGTTAATCTGCTGCTTCGGCATCCAATCGTGGAGCATTGTGAGAAGGGCGAGAGCAGCCTTGCTATCGCCACCCATCGCCGCATCTCGCACGACGGCAGCCGCTTCCACCTCACTATCTGCACGACCTTTTGCCTCCGCTATCGACGCCGCACGGTCTAGCGCCAGTAACCGACGATACTCCATCGGCAGCAAGCCCGCAGCGAACGCCAAGGCGTCACCCTTAATGCCAAGTTTGGAGGCAGCGTAGATACGCTCAAGGATGTCAGGCGTGGCCTTCAGTTCACGGGGTTCAAAGGGGATCGAGCGGAATGCGTCCATATTAGCGTGCAGGGTCGTCCTGCCGGGAGGCCGCGATCTCCAACAACCATGGAGCCTGTGTGTTGAGGCGGAAAATTGCCTTATTGGTCCAGCAAGTGCTAGCGGGAGAACAAACCATCTTGCCTTCAGCTTCCTCTCAATCGCTACGTGCGCATCACGTCAGACGCTGTAGCGAGAAAGATACAGGATTGCAAGGGGGGCAACAAGGGTTGCGGAAGGGAGAGTGAGTTATAAAAAAATAAAAATTGTTTGCGGGTCTTACCGTAACAGTACACGGGGGTGGCTCTGGCCCTGTACCCCCACCCCCCCCACCCCATGCCATCAGCCATGCAAGCGTAGCATCCATGCTATGTCGCGTATCTACCACAGTTGCGCGGATACCACACGCAAGCGCTATGCCAACGTGTGACCACCTGGTGGACAGGTCATATTGTTGCGTGGACGCAACGGAAAGGATCGTGCCAACGGGTGACCACCTGGTGGATGGTCAAACGCAAAAAAACATGACCATGGGATAACCCCATGATTCTGTTAGGGAATTTGACTGTTATGGTCAGATTTTGAGAAAAAGTGCATATACCATCTCTATACATACTTTACATAATCTATCCATCATTCCTTTCACACTTCTCACTTTTCCCATTTTTTGACCATAAACTCATTTTTTCTCTTTACTTTCATACACTTACCCCATGGTCAATTTCCCGTAACCGCTAGATGGTCACGCTACGCTATTGTGTGAACCTACATTGCATTGTGTGTTCTCATATGCGCGTCCACTAACTAACAGGTGACCTATGAAAAGAATCGAAACCTTATCTGACGGCTCCATTGTCGGCTATGCCGCAGGCAACGTATGGTCAATCAAGGCGACGTCCAACGGCTATGCCGCTATACCTGCCTATGGATGGACCGTGCGTTGCTTCACTAGTCCGGTTGCTGCGCGCAGCCTCACGGCAATGGACAACAAGTTAGGCAAGCTCGAACCATTGCAATCGTTTTGCGGCGGACCGCATGGCGAGAGTCTGCGCAATGGTTCGCACTATCGGCAAGCCTGGACATTCGCGCCATATCGGCGTCGCAAGCCTTTCGTTTTGCCGATCTTAACTTTTTCAAGCCAGTCCTAAAGGTGACTTATGAAACGTCCCGCAATACTTTTCGCCATCATTGCCGCCCTTTATCTTCTAGCCGCATGGGTTGACCCATGCGACAACGCTCCGGGATGCAATCCCACAACCATCAACCAATAAACGATAGGTGACCTGTGCAGCTACTTAACATCGATGCCAATCCGAAAACCATTAAGGGCCGTCG